GCGCCATGGACGCAACGGCTCTGAACCACGTTTTTGCTGCACCATCAATGATCGGGATAGCTTGTTCATACGCTGATGAACAAGAAAATGACAGACCCTGAGTGGATGAGGTATATGTGTCGCAACGACATTTTTTTCCTCGCCACCTACGTTCTTGGACGTACCGACTTTGACCATATCATTGGAGCAAACGGCATACCACAGTACCGTGATTGGCTCTATGAACGCTGTATGGAAGTTCAAGCTGAGCCTGATGGGTTTATCGATATATGGTCGAGGGACCACTACAAAAGCTCGATAATTACTTTCCTCAAAACAATTCAGGACATTTTAGTCGATCCAGAAATCACTGTCTGTATCTACTCATACTCAAGCTCAATAGCCACCAAATTCCTTCGACAGATCAAGCTTGTCCTTGAGGGAAACCGCAAGCTCATTGACCTATTCCCCGAGATTCTCTTCGATGACACCTCAAAGCCTTACTGGATAGATGAGGATGGTGTACGTCAGAAGATGATTTGGTCTGAAGACGGTATCCGTGTAAAGAGGAAGTCAAATGCAAAGGAAAACACTGTCGAGGCTTCTGGTCTCGTTATCGGTCAGCGTACTGGCGGTCACTATAATCTGCTCGTATATGATGACGTTGTTACGCCTGATTCTGTCACTTCCCCTGAGATGATCGCAAAGACCACGAAGCAGTGGCAGATGAGCTTGAACACAGGTTCTTCTGGCAATCTTCGTGTTCGTATCATCGGTACTCGCTATCACTATGCAGACACCTATCAATGGATCATTGATTCTGGCTTTGCCAAGCTCAGGATGTACCCTTGTGTCGATGAAAGGGGTGTTCCTGTCCTTTATGATGAAAAGACCATAGCTGACAAGAAGAAAGCGATGGGAAGCGGCGTCTTTGCTTCACAGATGATGTGTGACCCAAAACAAGCCTCCACGATGGGATTCAAGCAGGAATGGCTGCAGATATGGGATGGGCAGAGCATGGCCAATCTCAATATCTACATCATCGTTGACCCGGCAGGAACAAAGACCAAGAAGGCTGACTACACAACAATGTGGGTGATCGGATTGGGGGCTGACCGAAACTACTATGTTCTGGACCTCATCCGTGACAAGTTCGACCTAACAGGAAAGACAAACACGCTTTTCCAGCTTGTTCAGCGGTTCACCTACCGCAATCGCAAGCCAATCGTGTTCTATGAGAAGGTATCCATGCAGTCTGATATCGAGCACATCCAGTACGTCATGAACCAGCGTAACTACCGCTTCGCAATCAACCCTGTCGGGGCCTCTACTGCGAAGGGGCAGAGAATCGATGCTCTTGAGCCTATTTTCCGTGAACGGCGTGTTTGGCTTTGCAAGGATGCCTGGCACTACAACTGGGAGGGGGCAAGAGAAGATATGATGACTTCCTTCATCCAGCAGGAATACATCCCCTACCCATTCTGTGCTCACGATGATGCCTTGGACTCCTTGTCAAGAATCGCTGATACAGAGACAGGTTCTCAGATGGTGTTCCCTGACCCGGTGTCGGTAGAGTACCAGATCAGGTCCATGCTTGAAGGCAGAGGTTTAAGGTTTGAGGATGCAATCATTGCTGATTATGAGCCAATTTGATGGAGCATATCTTCATCTTACAGCATTGATAATCTTGGAAATTTGTATCTTATAAGGAGTTGATAATTCTGGCCATCTCTTTCCCGCTTAAGGCGATTGTTAAAGGTGGCTTATTCTCAACAACCGATATAGAGATACGAGTAGCCGTTGAAGAATCCAGAGCTTCTGTAATTTTTTTTATATCAGATATATTCTTAAAAGACGTGTCCTTTTCTGGATTTTCCCTGATCAGGCTATAATCTTTACCATCAATATTAAAAGTTACTGTCTTAATTCCACCATACGACTTAACAGTAAATTTATTCTCATCTAGAGAATAGGCCGATATATCGAAGTCTGCATATCCATTAATCGCCAAATCTTCATCATTAATAGATAATTCAATCTCGTATTGAGCACCAGATACATTAACTACGTCATAATATTTCCAAGTATATGTAGGAAATGTTTTTTTTATACCCAATCGCTTGTATTCTCCAGCTAAATATTCATACATTTCCATAATTAAAGGATGAATATCCTCTTTAATCCATTTACGAGTGTTTGGGGCAATTACTCTTTTAACTGAAGTTAATACATCTCTCGCTCCGCTTGTAGGAATTTCAAAATTATAACGAGTCGACTCACAAACCACTGCGACTTTGATATTTTGATTGTTGAAAAGTAAGTTTGTGAACTCTAATCCTCTAGTGCCTGCGAGAATATTCCAATAATTTGCATACTTAATATTCCTCGTATCATAAGAATATACTTTTCCGGAATCATCTTTCAATTTGATGCTAGCTTCGGAAGATGAACTAAAATTATTTACGGGATTATTAAGGTTATATTCATGAATTTCGAAGACCCATTCTTCTTTAGGAAAAGGCTTAACTTCATATTGTGCAAGCACTCGAATAAAACAAGGAGATGATGTTGTAGCAGAATTGGAAAAAGTCCCATCGACGAAAGTGTAAACAAATTTTTCTCCAGTAGGGTCTCCAAAATCATCTACTACATTTCCGATTTTCCATTCTGCAAATAGAGGTAAAGTAATAAAGATTAAAATACAAATGCAAGCAATAAATATCTTTCTCATAAAGCAAGTCTCCTTTGGACAAAATTTCAGCCAATCTCAATAGAGAAATAATCACAAGAAAACCAGTTTGTTGCCTAACTTATGCAATTACTTTAGAAATCACTCAAAAACCAATTACAACTCTAGGCTAAGAGCAGTGATAAGTCAACTTTAAGATTATGAGAAAAAAATAGAAAATTGCTATTTCCTCTCGTTACCTCGCTACAACATTGACTTCTTTCAATTTCCTAGACTGCAGTCATGAATACTGTAGTAGTTGGACTCGACAACGGAACCAGCGATTATTTGGGCCGCCGAGAGCCTGTAAAAAAGAAGGGCGATGATCCTCTTGCAAAAGCTATAGCATCCAAATGGAGCAGACTCAAGACCATCCGTCAGCGGAATGAGGCACTCCGTTGGGAGGCTTGTGCTTATGTGCAGCATAGGATGAGCGAATTCAGCGATTCGCACAATCCGATCAAGCCTGTGAAGCTCTACAATACCTCTGGAATCCTTTCCCTGGACACCTTCATCAACGGCTATCATGGCAACCTCATCTCCCCTTCCATGCGTTGGTTCAAGCTCACCCTCATCGGTGAGAATTACGAAGATTCTGACACTATCCACGGAGCGAACGACTATCTGGAAATCTGTGAAAACCAGATGTACGCCGAGCTGAACAAGACCAACTTCTACCCGATGGACAAGCTTGCAACCAAGGACGCTGTTGTACAGGGAACCTCTGCCGAATGGGTATATGACGATGTTGAATCGGGTACTTGTGTATTCGAAACCATCGCACCTTGGGATTTTTTGATCGACAAGAATTCCAGAGGCCAGATAGACACCATTTTCATCCGATTCACCATGACTGCTGCAGACGCTCTGGACAGGTTCAAGGACAAGACTCCTCCCAATATTCTGAGGGATGTAGAGACTGATGCAGGGCATACCGAGCATGAATTCGTGCTTGCAATCTATCCCCGGAAGAAGCTCAGAAGCGAGAAGGGAAAGGTACTAATCTCTACAGAAAAACCCTTTGCTGCAGTGACCTACTACCCGACTGAGGATTTGGTCGTTGAGGAATCCGGGTATGACGAATTCCCTGTAGCTGTTCACGTGTTTGAACCAGATGGAACCTCTGTCTACGGTAAGGGAATGGTGATGAAATATGTCACCGAGCTGAAGCGTTTGAACTCCATGTCCAAGGATGAGCTTGAGGCCATCCAGAAGGTTGCAAAACCTCCCATGTCAATTCCAGAGTCCCTGAAGGGCCGCTTCTCTGGAGACCCGGGGGCTAGAAACTATGTAGGCAATGCTGAGGCGAAGCCTGAGATCATCCAGACCGTTCAGGACGTTGGTTGGCTCAGCCAGGAAATCAAGGAGCTGGAAGATAAGATCGGAAGGTTGTTCTTCAATGACCTGTTCAACTACCTCATGCGGCAGGACAAAGTACTTACCGCAACGCAGACACAGGCAATCAAGAACGAGGAACTTGCACTCCTCGCTTCGATTCTTGGCACGACCCAATACATGAAGATCAATCCCATCGTCAAGAGGGTTTTCAAGATCATGGTCAAGGGAAACAGGGTCCCCAAGCCTCCAAAGGAACTGCTGCGGATAAAGAACGCTCTCATGCGTATCGAGCTGGATGGTCCTCTTGCAAAGAACGTGAAGATGTTCGCAATGCAGGACGGCTTGCAGGCCTCCCTTGAATGGATGCAGGCACTTCAGATGACCAACACCTTGGACAACATCAACACCGATGCCTTCGTAAGAAAAGCCTTCATTGCCGCTGGCTTGCCACAATCGGTCCTCCGTGAGCTTGGAGAGGTTGAGCAGATGAGGAAGCAGAAGGAAGCGATGATCCAGCAACAGCAGCAGATGCAGCAGATGCAGCAAGCCTCGGAAATCCAGCGGAACATGAATGGACAGGCCAACTTAAACAATGCAGGGGGGATGAATTAGGTGATTACTCGCCATACCAAGCTCTCAAACGAGGACATGTTGCACAGGCATGCAGTTAGAAAAGCCTACAACACAGCCGAAGGGAGACAGGAGCTTATAAGGCTTCTTACCGATCTTGGAACTTTCCGGGAAGTCAACTCCGACGAACTGCCTATGAGGAATTACGGAATCCGCAAGTTGGAGGAACTCGGGTTCTTGGACATAGAAGTGATTGTGGAGGTGGTGAACTTTCTGTTCTCGCTTCCTCTCGCATTGAGACCGACTGTCGAAGAGACAGGCGAAGTGACTGACGACCTCTTGTAGGTCGATTGGAGACATAGATGCAAGTTAATGGAGACCAGCAGATCGTCGATACTCCTGCAGGATCAGACCCGAACAGTACACCGGGCAACCTTCCGAATGGTGAGCAGACCAATGCTACCCCTGAAACGAAGCAACCCACTGCCCAAAAGTGGATGTCACAGCTCCCTGACGAACTGAAAGGCAATCCAGAGCTTGCCAAGCATGCCAGCTTGGGTGAAGCACTGAAGCACTTTCTTGATGGAAGCAAGACTAAAGCCAAAGAGAGTGGAGAAGGATCGCAGGAGACTAATCCTGAGATTGACTACAAATTCACGAAGTCTTTCGTGGAGGAAGCTGACAGTGATGGAACACTCACCAAGAAGCTGACCGAGACTCTTAAGACGCTGGGACTTCCGCAGGACAAGGCAGAACCGATCTTCAACGCACTCGTCGATTATCAGAACGGAACCATCGATGCCTACAAGACAAAGGGCAAAGAGATGTGTGAATCCGCTTTGAAAGAGATGTGGGGCGACAAGTATGACGGTAAATATGCCTCGATGAAGCGGGCCTACGACAAGTTGGTCAAGGAAGGCTCTGATATCGACAAAGGTCTGAAAATGACAGGGGCACACAACAATCCCTTCGTTGCTCAGATGCTTGCCGAGATCGGGGAGTCCATCAGTGAGCATACTCCCCCGGGTCGCTCTTCCGTTGGAAGCCAGAAGACATCGGGTTTCCTCTCAAGGGAAAACGAAACCTATCCGTGGCAAATGTAAAAGGAAATAAATCCGAATCTGCACCGAGGTGATAAACGTCATCTGATAGATTGATTGAAAACGACCATTGGCAGCTGATATACTTTGCTACGTACGAAGGAATGATTTGTTACGAGATGTGGTAGTCCAA